TGTGGCTTGCCGCTCTCAGCGAAACCCTCGCCCACCCCATCAAGGGACAGTGCGAAGGGACCACCGCAAGCCGCGAACCTAACCTGTTTGCCTGTCTCTGGATCTCTCTCCCAGACCGTCACACCCACCGCGCGTAGGTTGGAGACAATGCGATCTTCTTCGCGGTCACCAGTCTCGAACAGGCGAAGCAAGCGGCCATCAAAGTTGGGCGACCATGCGTGGCGAAACTGATACCACAATGCACGGTCACACTCGTTGCCAATCTGAGATCCACCAAGGTGTGGGCGATGCTCATCCTTACGCTTGTCTTTGTAATGCTGGTAGATCGCCTCAATTGTCTTTGGGGTCATGTACTGCTCAAGCTTCATTAGATAACTCCAAGTAAGGCTAAGACGATGACGACGCCTGTGTGAACTGCGATATACTCAATCATCCTTCTTGAACTCCTTGTAGCCATACTTCACAGCGACCCTATCAAAAATTTCCATCACCTCTTCCGATGGCTTTTCAAAATCCTTGGGCGTCTTTTTGTAGTCGAAGTATTTCTTCAAGCTTATCTTTTGCACTGTCATGTCTTTCTCCTTCTGTTCATAAAATGGGGCGACACGCGCCCCATCACAGACCAGAAGTCAGCGCTTCCAAGGTGGCGTTGCTGCTCCGTTCACAGACGCTGTGGCAGCGGCTGCTGGTGCTGCTACCTGTGCATCACAGGCTGCGTACCCCTTGATGTCGTTTGACGCATCGTACTGGCCATCCGCTGGGCGTACCGCGACTTTAACCATCAGTGGCTTGTCGCACAGCTCGTAGCTGTCGCGTGGGTTTGGCACGTTCACCGCGCGGCAAATGCTCGACAGTGTACGCTGCGCAATCTCAACAGCAGTCTGATTTGGGTTCTTCAGGTTCAGACGATCAAACGCCTTGCGACCCTGATACTGGCCTTCGATCACATCCAACTGAAGCTGAAGGTAAGATCCAGTCCCAGCCTTGGTCGGCTTCTCTTCAGTCTCAGAAATCACACATTTGTACCACCCAGCAGGGAGCGGCTCCATTGATGTCTGTGGCTCTACTTCCAGTGCGTTAAATCCATTCAAGTCCATGTTAATCTCCTTTACTTAGCTACAAAGTTTGCGAATGGGTTGCCGCCTTCAAACGTGAAAGGCAGCGGCTCGTCGATGTTGAAACGATTTTTGGTGACGCTTGACGCCTGTGGAAAGCACAGGATCTCGCGCTCCCCAGTTGAGATGGCGCGTTTCTTGTCGCCCTCTCCTTTGACAAATGTCTTCAGTCGGATCAGCCCAACCAAGTCCACGTTGTCCGTGTAATGCGGAATGCTGCGCTTGTGCATCCGCACAGTGTACCGCGCATATGGGTCCATGTCTGGCAGATCCATTGTCTCTGTATCTGCGTGGCCAATGAACACCACATTCATGCCAGTCTGGTAGGCCAGTGACCCAGCCCACTCACGGATCTGGCGGTGCTTCTCTGCCGCTGTCGCGTACCCTGCACCATATCCACCCCCAGCTTGGTTGATGGACTTTGCCTTTGGATCTGCCGCGACAATCTCGCTTTCGATCAATGTTGCCAACTGCGTGATGCTGTCGATCACCACAGTCTTAAAGTCATGCTCTTGCGTGGCCAATGCCTCAATCGCATCCAGAACATCCTGACTGCTCTGCGCAAGATCAAACAAGCTCACATCCTCGTTACCCTGCAAGCTTGCTGTCCCATCCTCAGTCCGTATGAAGACTGGCTTTGGAAACATGGCGGCAAGAGTTGTCTTGCCCATGCCGCCTTCACCAAACAGGGTCGCTATGATAGGTCGCTGTCCTGTTGGTTTCGATAGTTGTTTTAAATCAATGGCCATTTATTTTGCTCCTTTCGTAAGTAGCTCGTCGCACTCATTTATTATTTTTTGAATGGTTTCTGAGTAAGGTTTCGCATCTTGTAAAACCTCTACTTTCACGCCAATTTTGCCTTGTTTACTTTCAAATGCCTTGGCGACTTTGCGCCATAACACTGGTTCTTTTTCAGCCAAGTAACGACAGCCCACTGCATCAGCAGACACAGTTGTCTTTACTGGATGCATATGCTCTGGGATTTTGTCTTTGACCTTGTCCCACATCAATGGATCAACCTTGCGTGAAACTGGCTGTGTCAGCGTCACCTTATGGCTTTCGAGCTTGTGGGAAATTGAGCCTTCGTCTTTCGCTTCTAAAGCTTTGACTAGCTGCTCTTCAATCGCGTGGCGCTTCGCGATCACTTCTTTTTCTTGCGCCTTGATAGCCAACCATTCAGCGGCTAAACCGTCAATATTGCTCATGGCAATTTCCTTTCTTTTCTCTCTCTACAAAAATCGGTTTACAGAAATTATTTCAGCCTGTAAAGAAGAATTTGTAAAAAATAAAAATTCAGTAAGTGAGGAGCAATAAATTATGACAAACCTAATGCCACTAGATGACATCCGAAATGCCTTACAAGACAGGCGTCTGACTGTCGTCGCAGAGAAGTCTGGTCTGTCACATCCAACTGTAAAAGGTGTGGCCGATGGCAATGAGCAAATCAGTCTTAATACATGGAAGAAACTGTCTGAGTATCTAAAGGAAGCAAAATGAACATATCAGATTACTGCTCAAAACTGGGGTGGTATCTGGTAACAATACCAGCGGGTTCTAAAGGTCCAACCAGATTCGGTTGGCAGCAGCCAGAACGAGCGCTATCAGATCCACAGGCAGCAAAAGAATACTACGAGAAAAACGAAACCCACAACGTCGGGATACTTCATAGTGCGTCAGGCACATGTGCAATCGACATCGATAATGTCGAACACACTAAGATTATCTTCGATGAGCTAGGCATCAACTTCAGCGATCTCATGAACTCAGCGCCCCAGATCGTGGGACGTGAAAACCGTGGCAAGCTTCTCTTCAAAGCGCCACCTGATCTTGTCACCCACAAGATTTCATGGCCAACCAAGGATGACCCACGCAAGACCGAAGTCGTCTTCGAACTTCGAGCTGGAGCCGTTCAAGATGTCCTACCACCATCAATCCACCCAGACACTGGCCGTCCCTATGAGTGGGCTGGCAAATCTATTTGGGATGGGTTGCCAGAGTTGCCGCACCAGTTGCTGACCCTCTGGAGAGAGTGGGACCGATTCCGTCCACAGCTACAGAATATGTGTCCGTGGAAGGCAGCGCCTGAGTTCCAACCACCGCGCAAGCCAAGACCAAAGGGCGACGGCACGTCCGTGATCGATACCTTCAATGAAGCCTACGACATGCACACGCTCCTAGAGCAGTACGGCTACAAGCGCACAGGTCGCAATCGCTACCTCTCGCCCAACAGCACGTCTGGTCTGGCTGGGGTCAAACTCTTCGATGATGGTCGCGCCTACAGCCACCATGCATCAGATCCCTTCGACAGCGCCCACAGCTTCGATGCCTTCGAACTCTGGATGCAGTACGAGCATCAGGGCAATATGACCAAAGCTGTCAAAGAAGCAGCTACCCTACTCAACGTCACCCAAGATGAAGAGTACGAATATGATCGCGAGGCCATCGAACACGGCGCTCAAGTGGCCGCGCAAATATTAAAGACACCAGTCGCAAAGAAAGAAACAGGCCCACTCGACAATATCCCAGAGAGCCTACTGAGTGTCCCCGGTATCCTACAGGATGTCGTCAACTACTACACAGTCACAGCCATCAAGCCACAGCCACAGTTCGCAGTCCAAGCGGCACTCGCATTTGGATCTGTCGTTATGGGTCGGCGCTGGGTTACAGACCAGAGAAACTTTTCATCTCTGTTCTTTCTGAACATTGGCGAGACTGGGTCAGGCAAAGAACACACAAAGACGGTGTTAGAGCAATATCTGGAGCAGGCTGGCCTCGAAGAGCTGATTGGTCCTGCAGGATACACGTCTGGAACTGGCGTTATGTCCACTCTAATTAAAAAGCCAGTACATGTCTCTGTAGTCGATGAGCTGGGCCGTCAACTCAAAGCTGCCGCGGCCAAAGGTATGCAGCACAAGGCAGATGCATTGACATCCATTATGGAATGCTTTGGAAGACAGGACGGGACGTTGCGCCCATCAGGGTATAGCACAATGACACTGAAGGCCTCAGAGGCTGATAAGCTGGAGAAGGTGGTAAAGAGGCCAAGCCTAACACTGGTTGGCATGTCAACGCCGTCAGAGTTCTT